TGTGTGAGGAAAAAGAATCGGAAGACGAAACTGATTCCAAAGAGAAGTCAAATCGAGTTACTTCTCAAATCAAAAGAATCAATGACAAGCTCACAGCTGCACGAGCAGATGTGAAGAAAGCTTGTGGATTCGACATAACTGATGACATGATACGCAAGTTAGAAGGCGCATCCGCATATGTCATCGCTTTGTGTGAAACACGTAGTCTCATCGGCGCAATTTCCGTGACACTACTGTATATACAAACACACACAAGCAAATCCATAACCAGCTCAGTATGTGATTTAATGGACCAAGTGTTCAATAAAAGTGCTGCTGAACAACAAGCTGATGACGATCCAGAATGGTTAGTCATGATGCGTAATCTCAAAGATAATTGGAGGGATGTTCGGAAATGTTCTATGTTTACTGAATTATCCAACCTTTTGGGACTATTTGTTGTTGCTGGAATGTGTGAAGCGTCAACGGTGACATTCCACATTAAAGGCTTTAAAGTATTTGCTCCGAAGATATTGGATAAACACGCAACTGCATTCGATGTTATTGATGCTATTTGCGAAACAACCACTTTCTTTGTTGAGAAAATGTATGTTTGCTATAAGACAAGATCCTTCATGTCTATTTTTATAGATGATGATGAAGGTATAAAGCTTGATGAGCAATATGCAACACTTGAACGCCAATGGAAGCTTGTGCAGTGTGGCAATCTTGAATCGATCGAAGGTGTATCGGTTCAACAATTTTCTGGAAATATGGAGGATTATTGCAACAAAGTTAAAGTTATGCTTAAAACTATGCAAGGTATGGAAAAACGAATCCTTCAGGGCAAGTACTCCAAGATTCTGCAAATGATGAATGACTATGTCGTTTTACAGCAGAGTGCTGGTGTAAGAGAAGCTCCCTTCGCTATTGAACTTTACGGTGAAAGTAGCCAAGGTAAAACAACTTTTGGTGATCAATTAACTGATGCTTTATTAGCAGCAGGTGGATATGATTACACGGACAAAACGTTGAGAGCACCTTATAACCCCGAGGAAGAATTCATGTCAACTTGGTCTTCGAATAAGTTGGTTATGCAATTAGATGATTTGTGTAATACAAAAAGCAATTTTGTATCGCGACCGCCCACTCAAGCAATTATTGATGTGTGCAACAATCAACCCTTTGTCGCAAATATGGCAGACTTAGAGAAGAAAGGCAAAGTACTTGTACAGCCAAAGATTGTTATCGCTAGCACAAATAAGAAGGATTTAGATGCAGCATTGTATTCTAATTGTCCTTATTCCATACAACGACGTATGCATGTCGTAGTCACCGTGCAAGCCAAACCTGAATTTCAATTTCATGTTGATGGCGAAACACAAGGATTAGATTCATCCAAAGTGTTTGAGCACAACGAGCGTTTGAAAGCTGAGGGTCGTAATCCACAGTTTGATGATATTTGGAGTTTGACAGCAGAAGTTGCAGTTAAACCAACACGCTCTAATGATACTACAAGCTCTAATTGCAACCCTCAAAGAAGGCGAGGGAATGATGATGGTTTACCTAGTCAAGCATACAAGAGTGTAGATCCTATGACTACCGTGGCCAAATATAGGCCATTATTGTATACAAATTCTCAAGGGGTGACAATACCTATGATTGGAGTAGGGATCAAAACGATGATCCCATTTCTGACTGAATTATTCCTGAAACACGAGAAAAATCAACGTGCCATTGTTGAAGCAAAGCGGAAACGCAGTGATTTAATTTTGTGCGGTATCGATGGTTGTACATGTGTTCGCGGTTTTTGTCATACCCACCCAGAAGAGGAAGATGATAGTGATGATTTGATTTTACACGAACAGGACGGTTATGAATTTGGAAACATTTTATATGCTGGAATGGATAAGTTATGGTCCGTTACTGGAGTCAAAGCTAAAGTACAAATGCAAGTTTTTGGAACAAAAGCAGAGACATCAGTGACAAATTGTTTGGTGAAGAACGCCAACAATTTTTACAAGCGATGGGATTGGTTAACAATTTTCCCAGAATGGATGGTGATGGATGCTAGAGCACAACAGTGCTTAATGTTATTACACGAGCAAGAATTAGAGCGGCAATATTATGTACGTACTATATTACATGCATTAGCCCCAGTTCTTGTGAAGCTTGTGTTTTCATTCACATTAAAAGCACCCACAGCACTATCAAATTTTGCCATGATGTTTGTCATGTATCAATGTTTAGTCGAACAATGGAATTTAGTTGAGACTATTAAATACAGATTTTGCAAGCAATTGGTTAAGCGAAATTCTGTGTCACCTATGATTAAAGGGTGGCGTGACAAATATGCTGGTAAAATAATAGGAGCAGTTACTATAATAGCAGGCTTATATTTATTAGCAAAGTTTTATAAACGTTGGATGCAACCAACTGAGGATCAAGGTTCATTAGAGCCTAAAACCAAAGAGGATGTTGAGCAACGTGATGCTGAGAAAAATGTTTGGACTCAGGTCACACCAAGACCTTTACCCATGTCTGAAACATCAAAGACTGCTACAAGTGAACAACTTAAAAATCGTGTTGAGAAGAATTTAGTATATGGATCAATACATGATGAGAATGGCAAAACACGCATGGTGAATGCGTTATTTGTTAGGTCCAATGTATTATTATTACCGTATCATTATTTCAAAGAAACTGATAAATTAAATGTCACTTTTAGAAAAGCTAATCCTGAACATTCTGGAGGGAAATTTGTAGCGAAATTAACTAAGAATAAATCATATCATATACCAGATACTGATTTAGTTTTATGCTACACTCCAACAGGAGGATCGTGGAAAGATATTACCGAATGGTTTCCACAAGGGTGTGTCGCCAACCATGAATTTAGCCTGATTCGTAGGAATAAGGAAGGAGTTATTGAGGAGGCGCGAGGACTTGGTAGAGCAGAGATGACTGGATACAAGAAGTGTATTTTCTTCGGTGTCAAATATGAAACATTAACCATCAATACTTACAAAGGATTGTGTGGAGCAGTGATCATTAGTCGAGGCTCTGGATCGTGCATAACAGGTATGCACGTTGCCGGGAAGGAAAATACTCCCGAAGGTATAGCATGTTCATTAACTCAAGATCAATTGAAGAAAGGATATGAAGCTATACGGTCGATGCCTGCAACAATTTTGACTGGAGATGCAGTCAATTTTGAAACTAAAGTGCTCGACACAAATATGATGGAACAAGGAGGTTTACATGCAAAAAGTCCATTGAACTTTATGCCTGAAAATTCTCAAGTGAACTATCATGGCAACTGCATCGGTGCAGTGTCACCAAGTACGGATGTGAAAAACACACCAATTAGTGATATTGTTGCTGAAGAGACAGGTGTCATGAATATATATGGTCCTCCAGTGATGTGGCCAGCATGGTTCGGATGGCAGAAATGCCTTGAACAAATGTCCACTCCTGGAATTCCTTTTGATCCCGATCTCGTTGACGTATGTGTGGAAGACTATTTGTCTGACCTACTCGTCATCGCCGAGAGTGAGTTATGGAAGGATGCAAAACCATTAGATTATGATGAGAATATGATGGGTATGAAAGGTTTGAAATTTATGGATGCAATCAAAATGTCTACAAGCATTGGATTCCCATTAACAGGCCCTAAGCGTGATTACATCACTGAGTGGGTTGATGAAAATGGAGACCTTAAGCGTGAATTTTTAGACGTGATTAATGCAGAAATCGAAAGATGCGAGAATTGCTACAAGCGTGGTGAACGCGCATTTCCGATAGCAAAAGCATGTAAAAAGGATGAAATTTTGGCAAAACCTAAATGTCGTATCTTTTATAGTAATCCTATATCCATGACGTTTTTAGTACGCAAATATTATTTACCTATTCTGCGGATAGTGCAGATGAATCCATTGGTGTCAGAATGTTCTGTTGGTATTAATTGCCACGGACCAGAATGGCAACAATTTCATGATCATGTCATGAAATTTGGAGAGGATAGTATTATAGGTGGTGATTATGGTAACTATGATCAAAAAGTGCCATCTCAGTTACTTTTAGCTGCATTGCGGATCATGATCGATCTTGCAAAGAAATGTAACTACACTGAGGAGGATATTAAGATTATGGAGACTATGGCCGGTGATTTGGTCTTTCCACTTATTGCGTTTAATGGAGATTTGATAGGTCTCATGGAGGGATCCCACATTAGTGGGAATTCATTAACTTCAGTTCTTAACGGAATTGTGGGTTCGTTGAACTTACGTTGTGTGTTCTTTACACAATATCCACCGGACAAGAATGGAAAGAGGTTGAAGTTTCGAGATCATGTCAAAATTATGACATATGGCGATGATAATATTGGCACCGCCAATAGTAAAGTAGTGCCAAAATTCACAATTAAGAATATTTCGAAAATGCTTGAAGAGCATGGTCAAACTTATACCATGCCGGATAAAACATCTGAACTAACTGATTATTTAGATCCGGAAGAGTTCGAATTTCTTAAGAGGAAAACTGTATTTTGCCCCAAACGTGGTGTGCATGTTGGAGCTTTGGTAGATAAATCCATCTTCAAAACATTGCACTGTTTTATGCGTGGCAAATCGTGCCCCCATACTGAAGAAATGGCTTGCGCCATGAATATTGACACAGCTCTTGGTGAGTGGTTCAATCATGGTGAAGAAACATACAATTTACGTAGGGAACAAATGAAAAGAGTCGCGGAAAAGGCGAATATAATTCATTTGTGCACGACGCTCAACAAAACTTATGATGAACGTGTCGCAGAATGGAAGGAAAAGTACTTAGGTGAGTACAATCCGTTTAGCGTCATTATTGATTATGATGAGCAATAAATCGGGCCACTGACAACCCATAAAATGTCAGCTCCAGTTTCAAATCTGGGGGAGGATCGAAGCAAAATTGCGTTGGGTTCTGGTTACCATAGGATGAGTGAGTGTAAAGGTAAATGCGCTCCATCTGAAAGGCTTTTCTCAACGTAGACCAAGCACTATTTAGTGAGGTTTTGTCAACCAACAAAATTTCCCACTTCTGAGGATTGAGTGTTCCTCGGAGTTTGTGTATATATACTCGGTAACTCTATTAAAACTAAATTTATGAATAAATATAATAAGAATAAGAAAACTGATAAAAAGAAAAATACAAAAAGAAGTGAAAAGGCGAAAGTTCTTGACCAAGTTCGACATAAAAGACAATATGAGAAAACTCAAGAGCTCTACCCTATGCGTGATGATTATATGTGTGAAGCACAATCTGGTATGGAAGTTGTTCCATTAGATTTTTGTGCGGAATGTGGATTACATGAAAAACATTGTACATGTTGTTACGATTTTGAACCTCAGTCTGGAATGGAAATTCGGACTGATAGTGACACTCAAACGGAACAGAATATTGTCTTCCATGATGCAGGTACATCCTACATCACGGATGTTGAGTCATATTCTGATTCCACACGGATTTCGGGCGAACCAGAGGATTTAGCATTAGACAAATTCTTATCTCGTCCTATAAAGATTTTTAGTACGGATTGGGCAATAAGCACGAAC